TATTATCCCCGTATTCAACCCCAGTATTATTCATTGGAGTGATGAACAAGAGGTTGCTGAAGAGGGTTGTCTATCGTTGCCTGGGTATCTGTTAGCATTGAAGCGACCTACAGAGATCCGTGTGCGTATGTCTACAGTCGATGACAACCGAGATAGTGCAAGGTTTAACGGTTACACTGCTCGTGTGTTCCAACATGAATACGATCACATGGAAGGTATCGACTTTCGTTCTCGTGCTACTCGTTTTCACAAAGAACGTGCTGATAAAAATTATAAATTGTTACTGCGGAGGCAAAAACATAATGCTGCTTGATCGTGACGATGCGATATATGCCGCTACGAAATTAATGAATTACTTCAAAGACTTTGGACGTATTGATGATTATTTTCGTGCTAGAAAGATCGAACGTGTAAGAAATATTCCGACTCCACTACCAGGACTTGGTTTGGAAAATGATATGTTTCAAGATTATGATATGTATCCAGAAGATATGAATTTTGTAGTGGTGCAAATGAAAGGTAAAACCTTCGACACAATGTTAGAAAAGGTTGCATCATTTAGTCCAGATGAGAATCCAGGCAAGACTCTGAAATTAATGGTAAAAGAAACAAACACTAATACAGTGGTTGGTTTTATTCGCTTTGGTTCACCATTAATCAATTCGAAACCCCGCAATGATTATCTAGGTGGAGTTCCAGACCTGAACATCTTCAACAAACGTGCTATCATGGGTTTCAATATTGTTCCTGTTCAACCATTTGGATATAACTATCTTGGTGGTAAACTGATGGCAGCTATCTGTTGTTCTCATTTAAGTCGTAGAATGTTGAATGAAAAATATAACACCGAATTTTGTCTATTTGAAACAACATCACTCTATGGTAATATCAAAGGTGGATCTATGTATGATGGTATGCGTCCATACATAAGATACAAAGGCGACACTCAATCTAAATTTCTACTAACATTGGGAGAAGAAATCTATTTTGAAATGCGTCAATGGTTTACAGAAAAAAATGGTGGTAAAGATCTGATTCATGCTAGTGCATCATCTCGTAAACTGAAGATGCAGACCAAGATGGTTGGTATCATCAAATCAAGTTTGAAACAACATGATCCCAAAATGTATGAGTTGTTTTCAGAAGAAATTGCAAAGGCAGGAGATGTTACGACTCAAAAAAGATTTTATATGAGTGAGTATGGATATTCAAATGTGAGAGATGTGTTGCTGGGCAAAACAAATGTATTGACAAAATCTGAGAACTATGATAAATTTGAGTTTGAAAATGTGATTGCATGGTGGAAAAAGAATGCTGCCAAGCGATATAACAAGATGATTGCAGAGGATAAGGTTCGTAAGGAACTTGAAGTTTGGAATCAAGATAGTATGAATAGGATTGATATTATAAGATGACACAAGTATCGAAACAAATGAAGAATGAGTGGGGTAGTCAATTTAAAGACAGACAAAACTCTTACGATGATGGAAAAGAGTATAATCGTTTTGTTGAACTTTGTCGAGCAAACGTAAATTTAAGAAAATATATAGAACAGTATATTCCTGAAAGTGTACCAAAGAGTTCTCTGTGGCTAAGATCTAAACCAGACGGTGATTATGGTATTGATAGTGCATTAATCAATAAAGAAACTAATGAAAAAATCATTAATATTGATTTTGAAAGGTGGAGTGAATGGAAAAATGATTGGCCATCATATTACAGATGTTTACACTTTTTAGGTAGAAAAGATCACTTTTTAAATGAAGACATACCATTTCTTATGGTGTATTTCAATAATAACATGGACAAACTTATTATAGTTGACAAGGATACGGTAAAAAAATATACCACTTTTAGTAAGTATTTTATTCATAAAAAATGTTCTGACAATGTGAAAGAAATGAAGTTGAGTGATGGCTGGATATATGGTGATAACATCACTGATAGAGAGTATGAAATTTTTCAGTCTTAGATAAAAAAGTGAGAAAGGGGCTTGACAAAACCTCTTTCTTTTGTTATTATATAAACATGATGAATGCTGAGGTGGTATTCATTTTCAACTGAACTTAGTTGTTCATGTGACTTGTATGTTCTTGGAAACTAATGTTCTAACAGAAGGAATGACATATGTCATCAAATATTGTAGATCAAGATATTGCAACCCCTCCTGCCTCATATGAGGCGTATCTCTATCGGTACACGAATTTGTCTGATGGAAAAGTATATGTAGGAATTCACAAAGGTTCTGTGGATGACCTCTACAACCACTCTTCAACAAACGAAGAGTTTCAAAAAGTATTTGCCAACTCAAAATCAAAACTGAAATTTGAAGTTATTGCATATGGAGATTATATGCAGATGCAGAATGATGAATACCATATTCTGAAAAAAGCAAATGCCCGTACAAACCCAATGTTTTACAACTTGTCAAATGGGTTTCCACAATTCGCAGAACCAGATGTCGAAAACTGTTTGTTTATCAACCAACAAATTGATGATGGTGTCTTTCCACGGAAAAAAGAAGACTTACAACTTCATGTGTCAATGGCAGCATTACAGGTTCGTTTCCAACATGATCCAGAATTGCAACGCACTATCAAACAGAAAATTGATGATGCACGAGGCAACACCGATGCTTGTAACCCTGTGCTTGTATGGGAAGGGCGTGGTCCAAACGGAGAAGATTTGCGTGGTGATGGAAACCACACAGTCTTGGGTGCTGCACAGTCAAAAAACGCTATAGATATTCCAGTGATGCGTATTCCATATGCTGTTCACTGTGATCTTACAGATGAAGAGTTGCGTTTCATTGGTAACTTGCGTAACAAAAAACCAACTATTGTGAAAAAATATATTTCAGAATCAGATGCTATTAAATACGTTCTTGATATGGCGGCAAAAAAAGTTCCTTTCAATGCACCATCAAATTCGCTTGCACTAAAAAAGTATGGATTTACAAAAGTACAGGTGCAAACTATCTTGAATAAAGCAAACCAAATTCTTGAACAGCAAGCAGAACATCGCTCTGCTGGACGCTTGTTCATCAACTGGAAAGCATCACCGCACAAAGGTATTTTGGAAAAGAAAGTTGCTTCGTATAACCGCCCAGATATTGGACAGTGCTCGTTGTATTTTTCATCTGGTGCTTTGCGTTTGGAACGTGTTCTTGAAACACTCTATGCTACAGACTGTACGAAAGCAGTAGTTTGTATTCATCACCCAACAGTCGCACAGTCGAAAGTTTGGAAAACACAAGTCCAACCTCTTTGGATGAATATCTGTAACCGCTTCAACATTGATGTTGAGTTCATTGAGATGGATATGTGGATTGATGATGTCTCAAAAAAGGTTGCATGAAACTTGACTAGTAAATAAAATAGGGGTTTGTCCCTATTTTATTTTTTTTAACTTGACAACCCCTAACACATGACATATAATGGTTCATTACATCAATAGGAGTGAACATGATTGAATATAAATTTGATGAAGACCGATTGATTACTGAGTTGAAGGCATACATCGATAGCACCTATGATGCTCACTACAGTAAGACCAAGTTCCAAGCAACAGAGTTTATCTTTGATGCTGGGCATGGCGAAGGATTTTGTATTGGCAATGCGATGAAGTACCTACAAAGGTATGGACGCAAAGATGGATACAACAGAAAAGACTTGATGAAAGTCTTACACTATGCTATTATGACATTGTACATTCATGACACTGAGAAGGAAAGTTAAATAATGGAAGTTGAAATCACTATGGAAGAACTCCAGCAGCGTAAGATCATGGTTGCTACACCGATGTATGGTGGGCAATGCGGCGGGGGATATACAAAATCCTCTGTTGATCTTGGTCAACAAGCTGCTAAGTATGGAGTTGATGTTGGGTTCTTTTACCTATTCAACGAGTCACTAATCACCCGTGCTCGTAATTATTTGGTTGACGAATTCATGCGAAGTCACTATACTCATTTAATGTTTATTGACTCTGACATTCAGTTTGACCCACAAGATGTTTTGACACTCGCAGCAATTGCTGATCCAGACAGTGACAAAGACATCGTGTGTGGTGCATATCCAAAAAAGACTATCGCTTGGGAGAAGATCAAGCGAGCAGTTGACAAGGGTGTTGCTGATGATAACCCAAATATTCTTGAGAACTATGTGGGTGACTTCGTATTTAATCCAGCACCTGGAACAACTGAAATCAAAATCAATGAACCAGTCGAAGTGCTAGAAGGTGGTACTGGGTTTATGATGATCCAGAAGCATGTGTTTGAAAAGTTTGGTAAC